GCGACAGGCCCGACCATTCTGAATGCCTGAGACAGTTCGCCAAGATCGGTGTTCGCTGTCGTGAACGCTTTAGTCAAGACGTCCATTGCAGCAGCGGTGCCTTCGGCTTCTATGCCGTAGCCTTTCGTGACCTTCGCGGCGATGTCTGCCGCTGCACCCATCGACATTGACCCTGCCGCGGCAAGGTTCAGCGTGGGACCCAGTGCCGATATGATCTCGTCTGTCTCGAAACCAGCAAGCCCAAAGGCCCGCATTGCCTCGGCCGACTGCGAGGCTGTAAATATAGTGGTTTCACCCATCTTCTTAGCGAGTCCTTCTAATTTGCCGAAGTCCTCACCAGTCGCGCCGGTCACAGCGGCCACACCGGACATCTCTTTTTCAAATGTCGAAAAGGTCTTAATGGACTGCGTGGCCATGAGAGCCAAGGGTGCAGTGATACCTGCGGCCATCGCACCGCCAACACGGGTCGCCGTTTGACCCATCTTGTCCATCTTCGACTGAAACGTCTCGGTGTCCTTCATGGCCTTTTTCAATTGGCCGGACATCCGATTCTTTAGTTCGATGATGGCTTGTATTCTGCCTACTTCAGCCATAGTCCTTTACCGTCGCCTCGCTTTGTTCGCCCGACGTTGTTCGTTGTCGCACCGCTTGATGTATTCAATCAGCGGCGGCAGGTACGTGACCGGAAGCGCACAGTATTCCGGCCACGACCAACCCATTCGTTTCATCACGCTGATGTCTGCTTGGGCGTCGTTCCACCAGCGCTGGTTTTTTTTGATTCACGACTCGCCACATTCGTATCGTGTTGATCAATCGCCTTGTCGATGATGTCGAACACCTCTTGGTTCAACGATTCGATGTTGGCGCGGTTGAGTTGCATCTTGTTGCCTTTATCGTCAGCCAGCGACCAATCAATCATGTAGGTCATCGCTCTGGCGAACGAATACTCGGTCCAGTCGAACTGCGCTTCAGGCGCTTCCGCTTCACGACCTTGACCCTTTAATTTGCTGTGGACCTTGCTGATGGACTTCAGCATCTTGCGACTCTCGCCGATGGTCAGACGTTTCTTGACCATGATCCAGAACGGACGCTCGATACTGCCGTCTGTCCACACCAATTCGATCTGTTCCTCTTCTGGTTCTACTGACCAAGGATTTCCCATTAGTTACTCCTCTGTAAGATGGTGGGTGTTCCGTGTAGTTCTAGGTCGATGACAGAGACGATATCGTCTGGGTCCACTTTGTGCCAGACCCACATCGAACCACCGAAGGCCAGATACAAATCCAACGGACGACGCTGCGTCCACGGATCTCTATCCTCCACGACCTCCGCTGATAAACGAAACCGGTGGCCGGACGTGCCGACCACCGGCTCAACAGTCCACGCGCCGAGACGTACAGCAACCTGATACTTGAAGCGAAGCTCACCGGTATGTCCGGTGGCTTTCACTAGGTAGCCGCCGTCGCCCGCGACAGATCCCCCGCTGACTGAATCGTGGTTGGCGCATCGAGCAGCGCACCAACAGATCCACCCATCGGGTTGTAGGACTCAATGACACCGATGCCGCTGAAGATGGGATTGATCGCAGTGGAGCAAATGTTCTGCGGTCGCATCTCCATGCACACGGTCGTTCCGACCAGCGAGAACAAGGTCGCGTCGACGGCACCAGCAGCAAAGTCCTGATGCCACGTTACGTCAACAGACCAATCCTTCAACCCGCCTTTCCTAACTCGGGTCGAATCGCCCATCGCTGTCTCGTCCTGCATTTCCGAAGCGTAGTTCAGACTAACCTCAGAGGCGTGCGCCGAGAGGTCAACCGCGTTGATCTGAATGAATGCGTTTGTGTATACCAGTGTTGCCATCGTCTTTACCTCGTTATTGGATACCCATCCACGGCAGGAACTTGTAACTCTCTCCGCTCGTTGTCATGCCCCACTCCGCTCGCCAGAACTGCCTATCGGTCGATGTAATCGTCGAGGTGCTTAGCGGGTTTGCCCACTGTGCACCGAGGGATGTCTGACTGGTAAACGCAATATGGCTCGTAAACTTACCAGCACCAAATCCACTAGACGATGAGCCTTGAATCCTAACCACTAGCGCACCTGTCGAAGACGACAGGATGTGTAGGCCACCATAGAGTTTTTCGCCTGCCGTAACTGCCCCAACGTCGTAGGCCGTACCCACGCCGCATGAGGTCATCGCCGTAGTTGTCGCATCCTTTAGCGGCACCGATCTAATGATCGCCATATGTCTCTCCCTTAGTCGGTGCCTGCGCTCTCGGCTGTAATGGAGAACGTCATCATGTCGCCGACGGTATTGCCGATGTTGTAAGACGCCAGCACGGACTTCATTGCATAGCCCTTAAGCGTGTCCGTTCCTTCCACGATGCCATCAGGAAACAACGTTAGGACTTTTTGATCCTCTCCGACAAGACCAAACAACGCATCGTCCGCGTTCCCTGCGCCACCGTTCCAAAATCCATTGCCATTAACAGTGGCAGTATCCAGTCCGCCAGTCCGTATTCTCGTCGAGTCTCCCATCGTGGTGACATCAAGAGTTTCCGACGAGTAGTCCAAACCGATCTCGTTATGGTCTGCGCTTAAATTGAATCCACCGAGGAAGAATTTCGCATCGGTATAAATTACTGTCGCCATGTATCACCCCGTTGAAAGATCCTTCCACGCAAGGAAGTTTACCGACAGCATGGAACGTTCCGATTTATCTCGACCGAGAGACATCGGCGTTTGTTGCGCTTCGACGTAGGAGTATCGCGTGGAGTTGATAGTCCTTTCGGTCAAGCCGTCCAGTAAATCCATTACCGTCTGCATACCGTCACGCGCGGTCTGGTAACTCGGAGACCGACGAATCACCTGCAGTCCCGCTATCTCCAGCTTTGCTTCGCCCGGGCCAGATGCCATCGCATGTATAGGCCCACGTCCTCCTGTCTCCGTCAGGATAAACGCCTCGTTCGGTTGCTCTGGCATAAAGCCTTTATAGATTGAGGTCGTTACCCCGCCAGTCGAGAGGAGATCGGAGATGTCATCCAGCAACATGTCCTATCCCTTCCCCAACTTGGCCTTCGCAATCTTGGCATAAATAGTCGCACCGATACGTGCGTCAAACGTCTTGGCGCGATGGTTGATTGGAATCTCCAAAAACTTCCAACTGGTCGGCTGTTCATGCGTTGCCGAACGTCCACCCGGCGACGATTTCTCTGGAGGCGCTGGAATTTCATGGACGTATATTGCGTAATCTGTTCCAAACGTCAAACGTGCTACCAAGTGCTTAAACGTCGCATGTTGCACCCGACCACTGCGTCTCAACCGACCACCCGGCTTGCCTTCCTCGTGAGACACTGGCGTGATGAGCTTGGAGACGCGCATCGTTTCTTCGGCTTCCTCGTTCAAGGCCTGCGCCGCGAACACAGGCACCTTGGTTGCGAGTGCCTGAAGTCCCGTCTTGAGACTGTTAACGACAGTGACCTTGACCTTGCCAGCTTTAGCCATCAGTAGTCTCTGGCGAGATACGCCTCCACAACCACGCTTACGCTTGCCTCATTCGCTGCGACCACCGCATTAAGGGTCGAGTGCGCGGCATCGGAAATCGTCAACGACACTGGCTCAGAACGACTGGCCTTGCCTCGCTTTGGAATAGACGGTCGACCTGTTTCTTCAAGAATCCACGACAGGGCATCGCCGCGAGTCAGCCCGCTGGATTTACAGAGAGCATCGAGTCGGTCGATTGACCCAGAGGACACCCGAATGGTTAGTGTGTTAGCCATGTTTTTACTTCAGGTAAACTACCGTGCAGCCCTGCGTTCCACCAAAGGGAAAACGGCCAATAGAAATAATTGTTGGGTTGATAGCATAACTCTCGGTCGATCCGACATCGCCAGTCGATAACGTGATTTGGTCTTCAGGTCGCAATGGCGCGTCGGACTTGAGATACACGGTCTGGCGACTCACTACCTCTTGCCCATCAGCACCGAGCACCTTTTCTGACTTCCCAACGACCGCTGCTTCGTACTGCACCGCCGATCCGTAGCTGGCATCGCCGTACGCATCGTAGCTTTGGAACGGAGAGACACTTATGCTCTGGCGCATTAGCGGGGCAAAGACGTTGACGTTAAACATCAGGTCACCGTTACTCGCAAGAACGGACGCAACAACGCCTCTGGCGTGTCTTGTCCTTCACTGGAATACGTAACAGACAACGGACCGACCTTCATGGACTTCACCCCAGACGATCCCTGATACATTTCCGCCGCCCTCAACAACACGGCACGTTCAATCGTCGGCGGGAGCGTGTTCGCCGTAGTGGTTGTCGCCCACTTCGCATCCGTGCTGCTGGTTTCAGGAAACTGATACCCCGCCTCATACACGACGAGCCACGGATGCAGTTCGCTTCCGGGCTTCACGTACTTGCCAAGATTCCACATCTCCTGAGCGGTCCAGCGGAAACCTTGATCGCGCCCGATAAATCCAGCCTCGGGGTCCGCAACTCGGTACTCGCTCGACTGAAACTCGGTCGCGTCTCCCGTGCTGGTGCTGTCGAAGAATCGCTGCACCGACAGGATTGGCGTGCGGCTGACAATCAGATACTGGCTCCCGTAGCTCGCGACCGTCTCCTCGTAGACCTGACGACGTAGCTCGTAGCCCACATACCTGCTGGCCCAGTCCGACGCTTGCGTCAGCGACAGATCCATGCCTGACGATGACGCCGTCGCTCCGAGCATGACCATTAGATCGCCCAGACTCGCCAACTGGTTTTCCGTACTGCTGGTGCATACCGATATCATGACCCGCCTTAGATCATCGAGTTAACGGCTGCGCCGCGACCACGTAACGTATACAGGTCGCGCCAATACGTTGTTTCCTGTATGGCTCCGTCGATAGTAGCTAACGATGCCATCGCCTCACCGCGCTGTTCGGTTAAGGCTTTCATGCGTTCCTCCGGTGTGAGGTCGTTCATCTTTTTGATGTACCACCGCTCGTCTTCGGCAAGCGCCCCATCCAGTGCATTGATTAGCGCCATTTTCTTGTTACGTTCGGTGCTCAGGTATTCGATGCGCCTAACGACCTCTGACATCTGGAGCGGTCCCCAGCTTGGTTCACGTTCGTAGCCATAACGATACGCCTGCTTCAGAAGCGCGGACTCGCCGGGAATGCGAACGTTGATTCCGCGCGCATGGGCCATGCCCAGCCAAAACTCAAGACAGGCTTTTTGGACGCT